AGAGAGGAGGCGAGGTATTGCCGCCCCTGAAACTATTCACTTAGACGAGGCTCGCGAATATAAAGACGAAGACGTCTGGTCTGCCCTGCGTTATACCCAGATGGCAAGTCCGAATCCTCAAATATGGGTTTATTCAAATGCCGGGGATCAGCACTCCATAGTTCTAAACAAATTACGCGAAAGAGCTTTAGCCGCAATTCACGGCGGCTCGGATGACATTGGCTGGTTCGAATGGTCTGCGCCTCACGGCATCAAGTTCGATAATTCACCGGACTTCTGGTTAGGTGTCTGCCAAGCTAATCCGTCACTTGGCTACACAGTTCATCCAGATAACATTCGAGCGGTCTTATCAGACCCCGAAGACATTGTGCGCACAGAAGTTTTATGCCAATGGGTCGATACCATCAACCCAGTCATCAATGCTTCTCAATGGGACGCTTGTAAAGTTGAGGGACTTCGGCTCAACCCTGAAGTGGATACTTGGTTGGCTATTGATCTCAGCCCTGACCGAAAGCAAGCCGCCCTAGTTGCCAGCCAGAAACTTGAAGGCGACCAATTTCAAGTCATCCTTCTTCAAACTTGGCACAATCCTCAGAACTTGGACGATAAAGCCTTGGCCAACGATTTAGCCGACTGGTTTAGAAAATACCCAGTTCAATTAGTCGCTTACTCGGCCCGAACCGCGTCGGCGGTTGCGGCTAGACTTGCCCCTGCTGGTATCCGGACAGAGCCCATCGATGGTCTAGATTATGCTCAAAGTTGCGATGAGCTTCTAGGAGCAATTTCATCTCAGCGGTTAGCCCACTCGGGACAGGACGAGCTAACTAAACAATGCTTATCCGCTGTCAAGCTACCTTATGGGGACGGCGGATGGGTAATGGGTCGGAAAGTCAGCAACGCGGTTATTTGTGGAGCTATTGCTTCGGCGATGGCGACTCATTTCGCCACTAAGTCAAACGATGGCGTTGATATTGTCATTCTGTAACACACTCCCCTTACAATATTAGGCAAATGGGTGCTATCAGAGACTTTCTATTTCCACAAGTAATTGCCGCAAAGCCTGAAAAGGTTAGCGACGTCACCGCCGCACTAACTCCGGTTCAAATTACCGATTCAATTTACAACGTTCTCGGCGGCGCAACAAATACTACTCGCCAATTAGCAATGAGCGTTCCTTCAGTTGCTCGCGCTAGAAATATCATCTGCGGAACTATTGGCTCATTACCTCTTACAACTTTCAACCGCATTACGGGCGAATATGTAGATCCGCATCGCGTTATCAATCAGCCAGACCCTCGCGTCGCTGGATTTGTTATCTATAACTGGCTCGCTGAAGATATTTGGCTTTATGGCGTAGGTTATGGTCAAGTTCTCGAGATGTATTCCTCAACCGATGGCGGACGCGTTAGAGCTTGGACTCGCGTTGCTCCAGATCGCGTCACAGTTACTACCAACTCAAATAGCACAGAAGTAACAGGATATTCGGTAGATGGTAAAGCAGTTCCGATTTCTGGCGTTGGTTCCATCATTCGTTTCGATGGCCCAGATGAGGGATTACTTCATAGAGCTGGCAAAACAATTAGCGCGGCGGTTTATCTTGAAAACGCAGCAGTCAATTACGCTAAAGAGCCAGCCCCTTCAATGATTTTGAAATCCAATGGCACGAACCTAACCGCCGAAAGAGTTTCATCACTTCTCGCCGCTTGGAGAACTGCTCGACAAACTCGTTCAACCGCTTTCCTCAATGCTGACGTTGATTTGAAAGAATTTGGTTATGATCCGAAATCTTTACAACTCGCGGAAGCTCGCCAGTATGTTGCGCTAGAGCTTTCCCGCGCCTGTGGAATTCCAGCTTACTTCTTGAGCGCCGAAACTACTTCAATGACTTATTCAAACGCAGTATCAGAGCGGCGCTCACTTGTTGATTTCTCCCTTCGCCCAATTTTGAAGGCGATTGAAGAAAGACTCTCATTGCCGGACTTTGTACCGAATCCAGTAATGACTCGCTTCGCACTTGACGATTTCCTTCGCGGTAACGCGTTAGAACGCGCTCAGGTTTATGAAATCCTGAACCGAATCGGCGCGATGAGCGTTGAGCAGATTCAACGAGAGGAAGACCTAATACCAAATGAAAATTAGTATGCCAATGGTCGTAACTGCGGCCGACACTATAAAGCGCACAATCAGCGGAACTATTGTGACTTGGAACGAGAAGGGCAATACTTCAGTTGGCCCAACTGTGTTCGCTAATGATTCAATCGAAATGAAGCCAGTAAAGTTGCTTCTTGAGCACGACCGCACTCGTCCGATTGGCAAATTGCTATCTCACGAAGTTACTTCGAACGGAATTGTGGCAACGTTCAAAATCGCCAACACTATGGCCGGAGAAGACGCGTTGATTGAGGCCACAGAAGGTCTGCGCGATGGTTTTAGCGTTGGCGCACAAATCAACGAATGGACAAACGTCAAAGGTGTTATGGAAATTACTTCCGCGACCCTTGATGAAGTTTCTCTTGTTACTGATCCAGCTATTGACTCGGCTCGCGTTAGCGAAGTCGCGGCTTCAGAGAATGAAGCACCTAAAGAAGATTCTGCTCCGGCAACCGCTGAAGCAGACAACCCAACCGAAGGAGAACAAGTGTCAGACACTACCGTTCCAGCTCCTGCCGAAGAAACGGTAGAAGCTGCCAAGGTTGAAGCTGCTGCGCCTCGCCCAGCATTCTTCACCACTCCTCGCCTTGAGTTCACAAAGGCGAAATACCTAGAGAACAGCGTTCGCGCTGCTCTCGGTGATGACGATGCTCGCGCTTATGTCCGCGCAGCAGACGACACCACAAGCAACAACGTTGGCCTCGTACCAACCCGCCAATTGACTGAGGTCGTAAATAACCTCTCAAATGGAGATCGTCCAACAATCGCGTCAATCAGCACCGGAGTTCTTCCTGATGCTGGTATGACCTTCGAAATTCCTCGTCTCAAGGTAGCTGCAACAGTTGCCGAAGAACCAGAGGCAGATCCAATCGTTGAGACCGGAATGGAAACAGAGTTCATCTCTGTATCCGTAAAGAAGTACGCTGGCGGACAGACATTCTCTGTCGAACTACTTGATCGTTCTTCACCTGCGTTCTTCGAAGAACTCGTTCGTCAAATGGAATTTGCTTACGCTAAGAAGACAGATGACGCAGTTGCGGCAACACTTATTTCAGCGGCAACAGATGGCGGAAACCGCACAATGACCGCAGGTAACTTCCTTGATTTCCTCTCGGATGCTGCTGTCGATATTTACAAGAACACACTTCGCTTCCCAACTGGCGTAGTGGCTTCTCCTGACCAATGGGGCGCAATTATGGGCCTCAACAATTCCGGAGTCCCTCTATACCTCTCCACAATCAATCCATCCAATGCTTCAGGCTCACTCGTACTTGGCAACAATGGCGGAACTGTAAATGGTCTTCCTCTATATGTCGCAAGCAACGTAGGCCCAGGAACAGGCGATGGAACAATCATCGTCGTTGATCGCGAATCTTTCACTTGGTACGAATCACCACGCACTCGCCTTCAGACCAATGTCGCTCTCAATGGACAAATTGAAGTTGCTTATTACGGCTATGGCGCAATCGCGACAAAGGCTGCTAAGGGCGCTTACAAGTGGATGGTTGCGTAGTAAATCCCAATAGTCTGAGCCAGTCCGCTCCCGAGCTGGCTTAGACCTCTTAGAACGAAAGGAAGGCGAGATGCCAACAATAGTCACGGCCACAGAGCTTAGAACCATTCTTGGCGTCTCGTCATCCCTCTATAACGACGCTTATCTCAATGACATTATCGACACTTCGGAGAACTTGATTCTCCCAATGCTTCTCACTTTTCAAAGCAAAATCAACAAAGTCAAATTAGAAAATAACGTTGCTTATTTTGAAACCGCAAATATTCACGAATTTACCGAAGGCCAATCCGTCATTATTACTGGATGCGGTTCGCCATTCAACGGAACTCACACAGTAACCGATTATGAAATTACCGAATATGTATTTACCGCCACAATCACAAATGCTGACGTACTGGAAAAGAACATTATCCCAGCAGGAAACGCTGCTCTCTCTGGTCTCACAACCTACGTCGGAAACCCTAACGTCGAGTCTGCGGTATTGGCTATCTCTGTCGAAATCTTTCAAGCTCGCACAGCCTCAGGTGGATCAATCGAAGGAATCGATTTCGCAGTAACACCTTACCGCCTCTCTAAGAATCTTCTCGCCAAAGTAACTGGTCTTCTTGGCCCTTATCTCGACGTCGAAGCGATGGTCGGATAATGCCAATCTCGACCGACGTTCGAGGCGCAATCAAGACAGCACTTTCAACTCTAAGTGCCAACGTTTATGATTCCGTTCCCGAGACACCCATCGTCCCGGCTATTGTCATAGTTCCGGATTCTCCTTATATGGAATTGGAAGTTTTGGGCAAAGTAACGACACGAGTCAAATTGAATTACACAATCACAGCTTGCGTTGCCTATTTCAGCAACCCAGCCGCTCTTGATAACTTGGAGCAACTAACACTAGGTATTCTTGGCAAGCTCAACGCTTCCAAGTATGAGTTATCAGTCGTCGAAAGACCGACTGTGACTGAAGTGGGAACGACTACTTTGCTCGTTTCCGATATCCGCTTGAGCGTCCGCTACGAGCAAACCGCATAGGAGACCCAATGAGCACAACAATTATCACGGGGCGCGATGTGACCTTCACACTTGATACGAAGCCATATGACGCTCAAACAACCTCAGCAACCCTTTCAGCTGAGACAATTATCGAGACCTATCAGACTCTTGATGGTCGCGCATACAAGTCTGTTGATAAGCAATGGACATTCACAATCGAACTTCTTCAAGACTGGGGCGCAAACCCTGCTTATGGATCATTGTTCGAGTCAATGTGGGCAAATGCTGAGACCGCACCTAATACGACTGTTGCTGTATCTTTCACGGCTGCTTCCGGTGCTACCTTCTCATTCCAAGTATTGCCAATCTTTCCAAGCGCAGGTGGAGCTGCTCCCGGAGCACTCACCGACACTTGGACTCTGACTGTCGTCGGACAGCCTTCGGAATCTTTTAGCTAATAGATCGGAGCATCGGGAGCAATGAAGTTACAAATTACAATCAAATATAGTCACGGCGAGGAAGTCACTTACACCGCTGGCCTACCGGAATGGGCAAAGTGGGAACGTAAGACTGGCAAATCGATTTATTCGATGAAGGATATTTCGGCGTATCAGCAAGCGGACTTCCTCGACTTGGCTTACTTTGCTTACAAGCGCGAAGCGGCAGGAAAGCCGACAAAGTCTCAGGAAATCTGGGAGTTATCGGTAGAAGAAATGACGATTGGAGATGAAAGCCCAAAAGCTACGAGTCCGGAAGCATAAATCGCCTAATCGTTGAGATAGCGATAGCGACCGGAATACCGATGAGCGAATGGACTGACATCGACCAAGTCCTAACGGCGATTGACATATTGAAGGAGCGGAATGGTGGTAGATGAACCAATCAGCTATGACCGGCGCGAACTTCGCTCAATCATTGCCGCTTTCAAAGCGATGGACAATGAAGCTGCTGATGCGGCTAAACGCGAAAGTAGTGCGCTGGCTCAATTCGCCGCAAACGAAGTCAAGGCCTACGGCATCACAAGAACATTTGGACAAGCCGCTGTCAATCGCATTACAAGTGGGGTTAGGGTTTCCAAGTCGTCGAAGATTGGCGAGTTCTCTTATGGATTCGCGTCTCAACGTTTCTCTGGTGGAGGAACAACTCAAAAACTTTGGGCAGGTTATGAGTTCGGATCTAATCGTTATCGTCAGTTCCCTAGACGCACCCCTCGCCAAGGCAGAGGAAATTCTGGCTATTTCATCTATCCGGCACTTCGCAAAATTCAGCCTGAATTAGTCAAGAAATGGGAAGAAGCATTTTCTCGCATATTGAAGGAATGGGATAAATAATGGCCGGAAGTAGAACGCTCAAACTTTCCATTCTTGCGGACGTTGATAACCTAAAAAAAGAACTTGATAAAGGCTCGAAAGACGTTGAAGGTTTTTCTGGCAAACTAGAAAAGTTTAGTGCTGCGGCCAAGGCCGCTTTCGTTGCTGCCGCCGCTGCCGCAGCCGCTTACGCTGTCAAATTGGCGGTCGATGGAGTTCAAGCGGCAATCGCTGACGAAGCGGCTCAAAAGCGTTTAGAAAATGCCCTCAAGAACGTTACAAGTGCGACGGACGCCCAAGTCGCGGCAGTTGAAAAGCAAATTCTCAAAACCTCTTTAGCGACTGGCGTAGCCGATGACCAACTTCGTCCAGCCTTCCAGCGTTTAGCAGTAGCGACAGGTGATCTTGAGAAATCGCAAAGTCTTCTTACCCTTGCCCTTGATATTTCGGCTGCTACTGGAAAAGACGTCGAGACAGTATCAAACGCTTTAGGTAAAGCCTACGAAGGCAATACTGGAGCCCTAACTCGTTTAGGCGTCGGCTTATCGGCGGCAGAAATCAAAACGCTTGGACTTGAAGGAGCAATTACCACCCTTAGCGATACTTTTGGCGGAGCCGCCGCAACACAAGCTGAAACCTTTGAAGGTAAGATGGCTCGAGTTCAAGTTGCTTTCGATGAAGCAAAGGAAACTCTCGGCGCGGCATTACTTCCAATTATTGAGAAGTTCTTCAAGTTTATCGTTGAGACTGGTATTCCTAAACTTCAAGAATTCAAAAAAGTCGCTATCGACCCAGTCATCAAGGCTTTCAAAGATAACGAAGACGCGCTCAAGTCTATTTATGAATTCGGCAAAGATACCCTCGTTCCATTCATCACCTTCACTCTGGGCAACGCAATCAAAGGTCTTTCAAGTGTTGCCAGCGGTATTGTAAAAGCCGTTTCCATTGCTCTCAAAGCTCTTGAGCCCATTATCAACGCGGCCATCAAAGGAATCAACGGAGTCATTCGAGCCAAGAATCTTCTTACTCCCGGGCCAGACACTCCAACAATTAGCCCAATTTCTTTCAACGCAAGTGGCGGAGGAACTGGATCTAATACAGTCGCGCCGGGTGGGTTGCCATTTGGCGGAAGTGCGACCGGAGGAGGCGGAAGTGTTCCCGGAAAGCCAGAAGCAGGTGGTGGAGGAAATCTCATCGGTGGTGGCTCAACTGGCACAGGTGTAATCACTACACCTCCTTCAGTTCCAGTCATCTCCACAATCATCGTCCCAAGCGGTAACGCCATTCCTTCTAATTTTGACATTTCAAGAGTTCGAGCTGGCGAAGAACGCGACAACATTGTCATCAACGTCAATTCTCCAAGCGTAATCGATGAACAGGGATTTACTCGGGCAGTCATCGAAGCACTCAATAATTCAGAGCGTCGCTCTGGCGGTGGAAGTAGCCAACTAATCCTATGACCCTCTGGAATCCGGTTTATCGAGTCAAAATCAATGGTTATACAGTAACTAGCTCGACTCTGAGCGGACTAAATATTACTTCAGGACGTTCGGATATTTACTCTCAGCCGGTTGCTGGATATTGTAATTTCAGCCTTATCGAAACCAATGAATCAAACGTTCCTTATCAAATCAATGATCCTCTTACTATTGAAGTTCAAGATTCCAACGGCGATTGGGTTAGCCTTTTTGGTGGCTTCCTCAGCGACTTGTCAATTACAGTCGAAACTTCTGGCTCAACTGCTCTAAGCCAAAGAATTCAAATTGTCGGCGTAGGAGCCTTGGCTCGCTTGGCTCGATCCGTTTATGTCGGGAACTTCAATCATCAATTTGACGGCGACAGAATCTATGAATTACTTAGCGGCGTTCTTTTTGATAGTTGGGATGAAGTTCCTTCTGGTGTTACTTGGAACGATTATGACCCAACGACAACTTGGGCCAATGCCGAAAACAGCGGCCTAGGGCAGATTGACCAACCCGGAGACTATGAGCTTCACTCTCAAGCTGGCTTGAACGACACTGTCTATAACCTAGCCAGCTCATATGCCACTTCTGGTCTTGGCTATCTTTACGAGGATGCCCAAGGCCGAATCGGTTACGCGGACTCGACCCGGCGAGGTCAATACCTCTCAGTCAACGGATATGTCGATTTAGACGGCAATCACGCAATCGGCCCAGCCTTGTCCATTACAAAGCGCGCTGGCGACGTCCGTAATGCCATTACTATCGCTTACGGCAACAACTCGGCCAGCAACGTCACAGACAGCGACCCGACCTCAATATCCCTATTTGGCCAATTAGCGGCCACAATTAGCACAACCCTTAGACAACAAGCTGACGCTCAAGCCCAAGCCGCCTTCTACCTGCTTATCCGCGCTTATCCTGAATTTGCTCTCAAGCAAATCAGTTTCCCTCTTGGTAGCTCTGAAATAGACGATGCTGATCGCGATGCCCTTCTGAACGTTTTTATGGGCCTTCCGCTCAATATCGCTAACTTGCCAGCCAATATGCCTAACGGCGAATTTCAAGGATTCGTCGAGGGTTGGACTTGGACGGCTGGTCTAAACTCGCTCAACCTAACTCTTAATATCTCCCCTATCTCTTATTCGCTTCAAGCCTTCCGTTGGAATAGCGTTCCAGCCACCGAGACTTGGAATACGATTAACCCCACATTGGACTGGCTCAACGCTACAATAGTCGCCTAAAGGAGAATAATGGCAAATACAACTAATTTTAACTGGGAGACGCCAGACGATACCGATCTCGTTAAAGACGGCGCTGCCGCTATTCGCACACTTGGCAATTCCATAGATACGTCTTTTGTCGATCTTAAAGGCGGAACGACTGGACAGGTATTAGCTAAAGCGTCAAATACCGATTTAGATTTTACTTGGTCAACCTCGTCAGGTATTCAAGCGACTTTATTAGACGCAAAAGGCGATTTAATCGCCGCATCGGCAGCCGATACAGCTGCGAGATTAGCAGTAGGCACAAATGGACAGTATTTAAGCGCAGACTCAACAGCCTCTACAGGATTAAAATGGGTAACAGCCTCAACTTGGAATCCAGACTTTCAACTAATAAATGCAGGTGGCACTACGCTAACCGGTGCCGCAACTATCACCGTTAATGTTTCCGGCAAAAACGAATTATTTTTATATTTTAATGGTGCCAGTTGTACGAATTCAAGTAATATTACCGTCAGATTAAATACTGATACTGGAAGCAATTATTATTGGTGTTACATATCAGCTACAGATTCTACAACTTTGGGAACAAATGCTTCTTTTCCAACGACTTCTATGAGAATTGGCTCGACGGCAACCGATGCTGGAGTTTTATCTGGTTTTGTGCATATTTCAGGAACTAATGCAACGGGTGTTAAACCTGCTCATTGGACAACTTTTGCGGAAACCGGTACCGGTAGAATAGCGACTACAGGAAACGGATATTATGGAGGAACGTCCGCGATAACTTCCATATCTTTATTTGGTTCAAGCGGCGTTAATTTTGATGCCGGCACACTATACGTTTATGGAGCTTAATATGACTTTAATTGAAAGAATTGTCGAACTTGATGGACAAATTATTGAAAGACCCTATTCTGCTGAACAATTAAAAGAAGTCGCGGAAAACCAAAAAATTGCCGCTGATGAAGAAAAGAAAAAAGCAGAAATTGTTGCCGCTAAATTGAACCTTTTAAACAAACTTGGCATTACTGAAGAAGAAGCAAAACTTCTTTTGGCATAATGGCTAAACTTTGCAAAGCCGGTCAACAACTTCGGGAGCAAATAGACGATGATTATCCTGATCGCGATCGTAAGTCTGACGGTTGGGTGGCTGATGCTCGTCACGTTGCCAAAGGCACTTCTGACCATATACCAGACGCTCGAGGAATCGTCCGAGCTCTAGACGTTGACGCTAACCTCAACGCGCACCCCGAAGAAACTTATGCGCTTGTGGAAAAGATTCGTAAATGTGCAAAACACGGAGATAAGCGAATTAAATACATTATTTACGACGGAAAGATTATGAGTCCAATCTTGGGCTGGAAGCGCCGCAAATACAAAGGCGCTAATCCTCACCGCTCGCATTTTCACATTAGTTTTACAACTCTGGGAGACAATGACGGCAAATGGTTCGACCTAGAAGGAGACAGAAATGAGCGACTTAAAGAAGATGGCGGAAAGCTGGGCAAAGACCTTCCTAGCAACAGCCCTAGCAACCTATCTCGCGGTGGGTTGGGATGTCGATGCAATTGCAAATGCGGCTCTAGTATCAGTCTTGCCTAGCATTATTAACTGGCTCAACCCTAACTACGAGCGTTACGGCCGAGTTCGGTAATGGACGCCAATACCATCGCTGGATTCGTAGCTTCGGTTCTCGGATCAATCGCCCTACTTATTGCTGGCCTTCGTTACATAATCAAATTAGAAAATATCCCCATTGTGTCGCGCCTTGATAAAATGGAGTCTCAGCTAGAATTAGCCCTGTCGAAGAAGGTGGGGGCTAATGGCAACAAGAAAGCGCGTTAAGAAGCCAGTAAAGAAAACCGCTAAAAAACGCCGCACAGTTAAAGAATTGCCTACCAAGTTAGATTATTGGGCAATCGCCTGTAAAGAGATTTATGAGACTTGTCGCCGTAATGGAATGGATGAAGGCACAGCTCTCGCTTTTGCTATGGATCGAAGCTCTTGGCCTGACTGGGTAATCGACCCACAAGATCCGATTAGAAAAATTGGGTGGGAAGATGGCGAGGAAGACGTCTAATTTACCTTCGCGAGGTTGAGCTATTCGAGGCTCTCAAGTCGGTTTATCCGGACTTGACGCCATTATCGGCGACCGACCGAGCCGACGGCATTACCCACGATGCCTATATCGAAATGAAGTGCCGACGCACTCATTACCCGACCCTTTTGATTGAAAAGAAGAAGTGGGATTACTTGGCTGATATAAGGGCTAGAACGGGCGCTAGGACGCTTTATATCAACTCCACTCCACAAGGGGTCTATCAGTTCGATTTAGGGGCTATAAACGAGCCTGAATGGCAATTAAAGGCGCTTCCAGATAAGACCGACTTCGCCAATAGCGGCAAAGTTGAGAAGCTCTGTGGCTTCCTAGATATACGACACTCCGAACTCCTACTTGTCTAAATCCATTTAATTAAATACATTTATCCCGTAAATCCAATTAAGGGTTACAGAACGGGAGCAAAAATGGCAACAATAGTTAAATTAAATGCCTATAAGTGTGAGCTTTGTGGCGATCGCTATCAAGACTCATATCCATATCAAAATCAGCAAGGCCAAATCGTCTGCCCATATTGCCAAAGCGAGGGCTGGTAATGATAAATAATTCAGCAGTAATTCGATTTGATTCTACTTCTGGGGCTTGGTCTGATGGTAAAAATTACGTTAAAGGCCAAATTATTCGCAGATATGCAATTGAGTCGTTAGGTAGAAAATCAGTTAGAGGGCGCTTAAGCCGCGAAGAAATCTCAGCCTATTGGCTAGATAGATTCGGAATGAACGCTGATGTCCAATAACTTTACAGCAGAACAAATCGCGATTATTTGCATTGGTTTATTTCTAGGCGGTTTATGGATTTCCGCTGTTATTGAATCGGCAAAAGCCAAAGCCTTCAACGAAGGATACAAAAGAGGACGGAGCACTATAAATGTCAGAGAGATCGTTAAGTGACTGGCTCTCGGATGCTGGTAACACCCTCGATGACAGGGGGCTTGAATATGGTGATCCGAGATTCAATCTTTTACGCATTTACAAAATCGCGAGGCTGCTCGGTATTCAGCTCCGAGACCCAGCTGACGTGGCACTCGTCTTTATCGCGACAAAACTCAGCCGAATGGTGGAAAGTCCAGAGCGCGAAGATTCGTATCTCGATCTCATTGGATACGCCGCTATCTTGGGTCGATGCCGATTTTCTACACCAGAAGATTGGGATGACGTTGAGTCTGACTCGCAATTATAACCAGCACCAATGGTGCGATATTTGTAAGAGCCGTTATGGACAAATGAAGGATGGCACTTGGCATTTGAAAGCCCAGACGCCTGCTGTATGGAAAGTGCAAAGTGAAACCCCTATCCGAAAGGCTCAAGTGCGGTTCTATTGCCAACCTTGCGCCGATGAGGTGCAGAACTGGCCAGACGGAACGTTTTGGTCATTAAAAGAGCAATTAGAAATGGCGATCGAAGAGTTCGCCGGACGGGAAAAGTTAAATGTCGAATTACCTTGATGATTATGTAAGTGTCCAAGACCGATTGAAAGAGTTTATAAATGCTTATCCGGATTACAGAATTAAGACCCACGTACTTGAGGAATCGCTTACGCCTAACTGTGATGTCTATATTGTTAAGTGCGAGCTTTATCGGACTGAAGCGGATGCTGCGGCTTGGACAACCGGACTTAGTTCG